AGCAGTAAAACTATCTACATCCACAACTTCAGTAACAATAAAGTCTCCAAGATTAGCATCAGAAGCATTTAATACTCTAAAACGATTTCCTTTGAGTAATCCATGTGCAGCAGTACAATTAAACGTGGTTGTATCGGTTCCACTAGAAGTACTAACTTCAACAGTAGGTCCTACACTAACAACAGTTTGACCGTTCAAAATTGTTTCGCTTGCAGTCTTATTAATATTAATCTTATTAATATCAGTAGCATCGTTAACCCTGAAGTAATGATCAGTTCCAGTACTAATACCAGTTACTTGAACATATCCACTATTTGCTAAACTAATGTTTGCATCAGTAATAGCAATATTAGAACTAGGAGCTCCACCAATACCACCTTGAGATACTAATGAAGAGTCAAAGTATAATGGAGAAAGTGAACTCTTATATGCTGATCCTGGTTCAGTTATCTCATACTCGGTAACTGCTCCACCACTAACAACAACTTTAGCAGTAGCACCTTTCCATACAGCAGAAGCAGGAGCAGAAGCATCATCAAATAATTTTACATTATAATAAGTTCCATCAGTATGTCCACCTCCACCTGTTAATGTTCCACCATACTTCAAACCACCAAGATTATGTTCTTTTGTAAGTGTTAGAACAGCAGAAGTACCATTATCAGTTACATCACTAATTTTATTCGCAACACCAAAACTATTAATTAATTTATTAACAGTTTCTCTAGTTAAACTCTTCTTAAGATCATTAGTAACTACATCACCAATAGGAAATCTCTTAGCATAACTAGTTGCTTCCTGTGGATTGTCATTTACATTATCTCGATCTAATTCGGGATAAAGATTAACAACATTCTGATTGTACTTACCATTAGCAAATTCTTCTTCTATAGTATTATTACCATTTAGAACATATAGATGATAAACACCATCTTGTGCTCCTTCAACATAAGGTAAGATTGTTTCTGTTCTATAGATGAATAGATTCTCTTGGTTATTATTTCTCTCAAATCTAGGTAATGAAAGAGTCCTATCATGAACGTCATTATTCCAAGTTCCTACATTATGAACATTACCTAAAATATCAGTTGTCTTATAAGTAAAGACTTTATCACTAATAATACTATTAACTAGGAATGTTCCATTATATCCTTTACCTGCTGCTCCATTAGGATTAACAGTACATGTTATATTCTTAAGGATAATCTGTTCACCAGCATTTAAATTATGTGACTTATCCGATCTAATCGTAACTATCTTAGTAGTGCTATTGTAATCAAGATAAGAAATAAATCGTATATTCCTATTAAAATCATAATCTTTTGCTTCTAAAGAGGTTCTAGTAAAATCTGCTAATGCTCTCACATTAGTAGAACTAGAATCTTGAATGATGAAACTATCGTTAGGGTCTCTAGCATTTTCTAATTCTTTTGGAATTACATATCTAAACTTATAGAGTTTATCATCTAAACTTCTACTATCATTTTGTCTTTGAAGATAAGGAATATCCTCATCATCAGGATCTAGATTATCAAAGTTATCATATATGCTATTGTAAGTTTCAGCATTATTATCTGTTGTAGGATCAACATGAATAAACCAATTACCTGTTGAAGTACCACCACCTTCTAGTTGGACTGTTACTGTAGAGTCAAACTGCATTGGATGTCCTAACTCACCTGGTTTCTTATCAGAAACTCTACTAATAATTTTTAATTTACCAGCAGCAGGATTAGAAACAGTCTTAATATATTGTGGTGTAGTTCTATCAGCATTAGTTTTTGATGACGCAATTTGAATTGTATAATCATCTAAACTAATACCATCTTGTCTTGAAGAGTTTTTCTCATTAGTAATTGCATAATAAATTCTATGAGGATCTAAACCTTCTGGTAGATCACCATCTTCAGAAATAATTCTTATAGACTCACCATTATTAAGATCATGTTTAGCACCAACAGCACGTAAGTTATTAAGAACTATTTTATGCTCTATAGACGCACTTCCTTGGGTGGTATCGTTATGTGTACCTTCATACTCCTTCTCTGAAGTAACTTGTACTGATGAAGTTACTGTTGAAGCATTACCACTAACAATTTCCTTATTAGACATACAAATGGTAGCCTGAACCTTAGTTCCATTTGCTAAATCTATATAAAACTTTTCACCAACTCTCGCACCAATTCTGAATCCCTGTGCAATTTCAGATGGTACTAAGTTCTCATTAGTCTGACCTAATAAGAATAATTTACTTCTACTAAGAATCTTATTTGTTGAAGTATCAGCAGCTTTATATGTGGTATGAACAGAAGTATCAAGCTGATTCAACTCAATATTAGATTCTTCACTAACAACTGCTTTAGGTGCAATAATACCTGATATAAATCCTTTATTGTCTTTATCAAATGATTCTACCTTAAACCCATCAGCAGCAAGAGCAAACTGACCAAAGTTAGAGTTAGAGTTTGTAATTGATGCGTCACCACCAGACTTCATATAGAAGTGAATATGATAACCAATAGCAAACACAGAAACGATCTGTAAAACAGCATCATTTTCTAATGTAATATGTGCTGTCTTCCATCCATCTCTATAAACAGCATCTTTATCTAAGTGATAAACAGTAGCAGCATTTAAAGATGATGATTCGGATGATAGTAATTCACCAGTTTGTCTCTGATAACTGATACCATCATATTTTCTACTTTGCTTATTATATTTTACAAATGCACGATCATCTTTCTGTAGTGATACACCAGTAAACTGGGCAACAACCATAGATCTAAATCCAGTTGCTTTTGCACCATCAGCCTTCATACCTTGCATACCAAGAACTGATCTCAAAGAACAGTTAAAGATATAAGGAGATGCACCAGTAACAGTATCAACTTCTACACTAACTTCTGCATTACCAGCACTCAATCCACCAGCAGGACCTGCTTTTAGGTTAGGTGGAACATATGGAAGCAAGTATGTAAATTGATTTTCATTTAAAACACTTGCTACTTTTGTTGAAATATTATATGTTAATTCATTTACACCTTCAATCTTAATTGGTGTACCACCAGTTAATTCATGAGGAATTGCTGTAGTTACAGTAACAACCTGACCTGGTGTTGCACCGTCACCCGAAATAATACTAGTAATCTGAAGTCGGTCAGAATTAAATGCACCAACTATTTCATACTCAGGTCTTTGTTTTGCAAATCCACCTGGAGTAGAAGGATACTTTTCATCAATATCTCTGATTGATGCTCTATTATATGCATTAGATAATTTACTATAGTAAACATCTAAATCAGTTAATCCATCAAACTGATCTAATTTATTAACACCATCAGCATACTCAAAACAAGTTACCTTATGGTGAGAGAATATTGGTTTAGATCTATTAGCAGTATCAAAATTGGTAGGGTCTGTATATACTAATGTTGACTCATCTCCATCAAAAATAGAGAACTGCCAGAAATAACAAGCACCAGTAACCCTAAAGATAGCAGTAGATTTTACATTATCATCAGTAGGATTAGGAACATACTTAGGACGAACCTTTGTTTTTCTTAAGTCTAATCCAACAATAGATGTTCCTCTAGGAACTATAACACCACCTTCTGTACTATTAAACTTATAAAGTATATTATCTTCTTGTGTTAAATCGAAGTTAGAGTTAAGAGTTAATGTAAGAGTATTCTGAGCACCAGACTCTGCACTACTTGGACTAATAGCAGTAGCAGTTCCATTAACACTCTTTATACCAAAACCTGGACGATTATCTATTAAATGCTCACCTGGAAATAATAATATAGTTGTTTTCTCTACTAAATCATTATCATTTCCCCTTAGATATGAGAATCTAGCGGATTCGATAAGTGCTCTTTGTAAGGTCTTGAACGGTTTTGTTAATGAGTTACCCTGATTTTCTATTCCATCAGTGGCATCAAGATCATTTGGATTAACATAAAGAATGCGACCCTCACTATTCTTTATGAAATTCTCTAACTTATTAAGTGGCATCTTTTTATACTACTAGTCCAGTTGGTATTTCTATGTTCTATTTAGCTTTGCTATCGGTAGTTAATTTTGGTTGAACGTAAGTAATGATTTCAGGATCAGCATGTTCCTTAATAACATCCATTACACCCATAAACTGATCTGTGTTATCACACTTAACAAATCTAGTTTCACCTTCATTACTAATTAAAGTAATTTTTCTTTTGCAGACATCAACTATGATGTCTTGAACAGTTTCATCATTCATAATCATATGTATCGCATAATATCTATATATTCTCAACGTAATACCACGTAACAGCAACTCTTTTCTTACCTGCACTTACTGGTTCACCAGCATGAGGATAACACCAATTAGATGGAAATATAAGAGCATAACCTGGTTTTGGTTTAACTGATAGATGTGCAAATGCAGTCCCACCACCTTTAGTTGCTTCCTTTAAATATAATATAACAGAAATCTTTCTATGATACTCACCTAATCTAGGTTCTGTTGCTGCATCGTGATGAAACTTATATTCTTGTCCTTTTTTATAATCTAATATTTGTATTCCTTCTCTCCAAGATCTAGTTCCCACAGCACCAGGTACAGGATAATAACTAAAATTAGGATGAATCTTTTGTACTCTTCTCTTATATTCATCCAATCCATTATTCATAGCATTATGAATAACATTAGTTATTTCATGTGCATCATCTAAGGATACCCCAGTACTAGATCTAATATCAGTATTAGTTTGACATTCCTCACCAGGTTTGCCAAACACAGTATTATCTTTAAATTCTAAAGTATCAACATATTGATTTACTTTTTTAAGATCAGCACCATTAAGAATCTTAATTACTTGTATCAGATCATTCATCTAGTTATCCATCTAGTTTAATTATTATAGCATACTATGTGGGTTTTGTCGGCCAACTGGAATGTGTAAAGTCATCTGCCATCGCCTTTGCAGTTAAATTAGCATCTGCTGCTATGGTTGCTGGAAGATCTCTTAATGCCTGACGATATGTTGCCCACTCAGTTTTCTTACTAGAACTTAATGGGGAATCATTACCTTGAGTCCAATCAGACCAAGATAATAAAGCATTTCTATATTGTTTTACTTCTGCTAAATGATCTCTTGCTGCTTCTATTGCATTTGCTTGAGCAGTTTTTTCATTAGCGTGATCTGTTACTGCTTGCTGCCAAATACCTATTGCAGTAATTTCATCACCCCATTTTTTATTTCCATCTCCATCTACAGCATCATCTTCATATTCAACGTGACCTTTATTTGTTGAACTGTCCCAATGCATCGCATGAACATCTGTAGGAATCCAAGAAAGATCAACATTACTACATACTACCCCTTCATTATCAATAATTATTGTTTTATCAGATGGAACAACTGTTAATTTCATTCTTCTGTTACATTTAAGGTTTTTCTAGGTTCTTGTAATCTATCTAATGCTTTAAGTTTCAATTCTGCCTTATATATCTCTTGTGCTTGTAAAGTTGACTTTACAGATTCATTTCTAAAAGATTCAATAGCAGCACTAGTTTGTCTTTGCATTTGAGAATTTTCAACCATTAGCATAGGCATCCAACCAACTGCACATCCCCACTCATCAACTTCATCTCCTGTATTGGGATTCATACCACGTATTTGAGTAAACCAAGTACATTGTAATCCTATACAATCCTTCTTAATTAAAGGACAATAATTGCCACGCTCAAGTTTCATTAAATCAATCCTTTGATGCTATTATAACATCAACATACTGAACACGCAAGTCAAGAGAACCAGAACTACTAACACTAATACTACTATCACTGAAACTGTGAGAGTGATTTCCTATATCGTGACTGTGATCACTAGGAGAACCAGAAGCAGTAAAACTATCACTGAAACTAAAGTTAGAACCAGATATTAGATAATTAACTAATGAGTGATTGTGAGCACTACTTCCACCAGCACTATTAACACTTGGTTGTCCTGAAGAACCAGCATTTAAATGATCAAGAAAACCATAATTACCACCAGAAGTACCAATTTTCGCATGATATTGGTGTTGGTGAGATGGCATCTGACTAGTTGTTAATGTTACCTGACTGGTACTAGCGTAAATGTATTGTCCACCACCACAATTACCACTAATAGATCCACTAACACTAACAGATCCAGCATTTTCACTACTTGTAGATCCAGAAACACTACTTCCTGTAGTTCCACTAGCACTTCCAGATCCGCTAACACTTAAAGACTGATTGGAGAATGAACTAGTAAATGAATTACTACCACCAGAACCACCACCAGAACCACTTACAACTCTAAGTGCTTTATTATCATGTGATGTTGATTTTGTCCATCCAGTAGGAGCACTAGCTTGTGCAAATAACATAACAGCTCCAGAAGGAACACCAGCAGGACCACTTGAACCTGGAG